CGTTAACACAAAATTTATCTCGATATGTTGATGTAGTTGATCAAATAAAAGACGATATATCTTTTTTAACATTTTATACTATAATAGAAGGTATGAGACCTGATCAAGTGTCTATGCAATTATATGATACTCCTTTATATTATTGGACATTTTATCTTCTTAATGATGACATACGTCAACAAGGTTGGCCACTCACAAACACCGAATTTCAAACATATATTAAAAAAATATTTCCTAATACTGTTTTAACTACACGTGAAAATATTTCAACTAAGTTTAAAGTTGGTCAAACTGTTACAGGTAACACGTCTGGTGCAAGTGGTAAGATTATAAGAAGAAACTTAGATCTTGGTCAGATAGTAGTTGAAGGCACTGTTTCATTTACTACAGCTGGCGAAACTTTGACATCTCTAAATGCTAGTGGTGTATTTGAAAGTGTCACTGCAGTTTCAACTTCAGCAGAATACCAAGCAGCTAATTATTATACAGACACATCCGGCGGAATTGTTGATTTAGGTGTAGATGGAAACGGAAATCTTTTAGATCCCGGTGGTACAAAAAATGAAATAACTAATGAACAATCGTACTTTAATGTCAATGAAAGCTTAAAACAAATTAGAGTTATTAGACCAAATTTAATAACGTCAATTGTTTCGGGTTACAAAAAAGCAATAAGAGAATAAATTGAGTGAATTAGGAATTGAGAAACAATCTGAGTATCAGATTTCATCAGCTGTATTATCTAACAGTGGTAGAAATAATGATATAAGTTTTGATATAAAAAATTTAATATCATCTTTTCAAATATTCGAACACATTGAAAAACCTTATTTAACAGCAGAATTTAATATAGTTGATAATGTTAACCTTATACAAGGATATGATTTTCAAGGTGGAGAAAAACTAACAATTGATATCGTTCAATCCGAAGAAAGAAATGATGGAACGAGTATCGTTAAAGAATTTTTAATTGACAGAATAGAAGAAGTCACAAGAGCAGATGAAGTAATTGATTCTATTGTGTTTCATTGTATCGAATATCATTCATTTAAATCATCACTGCAAAATATAAGTCGTTCCTATACTGGAACAACTGGAAGTATTATCACAAAAATTATGAGTGAATACTTAGATCGCGATCTTTTGACATTAGGAAATGAAGGAACGGGTAATATTAAAGTCATCATACCTAACTTAAATCCAATTGAAGCGGCATTATGGTTAAAAAATAGAAGTGTAAGCAATATAGGCATGCCTTACTACATTTTTTCAGTTTTAGGTACTAATAATCTTATAATGAAAGATTTAGGTACAATAATGTCAGAACAAGTAATGAATAAAGATGTTCCATTTGTTTATGCGCCTAGTATGACGGCAAATACAATTCATCATCAAAAACATTATAATATTATTAATTTTAAAATATCAGAAACTGAAGACTTACATTCTTTAATAAGTGAAGGCTTAGTTGGTAGCGAGCATTATTACTATAACACAATGACTGCTGTACCTTATAGAGTTAAATATGATGTTGAAGAAACTTTCAAAGATATTGCAGCTGCTAATTTGCTCGGTGGTGAAAATGATAGATTTGTTTATGCTCCAGATTACAAAATCAATGATGAAAAAATATCTACATATAATGCAAGATCCATAACTCAAATAGCTTCTAGTGGAGCATATACAACTGCAACACGTAAGTTTAAAAGTTATAATGAAGAGAATGATGCAGCGAGTCATAAGAAAAAAATAATTGCAAAAGCTATGAAATCTTTCTTAGCAAAATCTCCTATTGAAATAACTGTAAGAGGCAGAGAATTTTTAACTGGTGACAATAACTATACGATCGGAAGAATTATACGAATACTTTTTATAGATACAGCAAGCACTAATGAAAGAGAAGCGCAACTGATGTATGATACCAAAAAATCAGGAGATTACGTAATATGCGCGGCAAAACATGTATTTTCTGAAGAAGCGTATAATACAACTTTATTGTGCGGTAGATTAGGGACATTGGGAGAGGATATAAGCTTATCATGAGTCAAATGTTTTATGGTGATCAAAATAGATGGTTTGTTGGCCTCGTCGTTGATGTCGATGATCCACTTAAACTCGACCGTGTTAAAGTTAGAATACAAGGTGTACATACACCAGACACTACATTAATACCTAACGCAGATCTACCATGGGCACAAGTTGCAATACCAGTAACTGAAGGAGGAAGCTCAGGTTTAGGTGCTAATAGTAGTTTAAAGCCGAGAGCTCAGGTGTTTGGTTTTTTCTTAGATGGAAAAAATTCACAATTACCTTTGGTTGTTGGTTCAATACCTAAAATAGAATCTTATGCAAATCAAGCCGGAGATGCAGACAACATTAAATATCCTACGTTAGATAAAAAATCAGGTAGAGGTAATATTGATTTAGATCTCGACGGTAATGATAATATAACAAAAGCATTTAACTTCTTTGTATCACAAGAAGGCGGTGATTATTCTTTTGAACAAGCGTGTGGAATAATAGGTAATTTTTGTGTTGAATCTGGACCAACATTAAATCCAAGAGCAGTTGCACCAACAGAAGGCTCTACTGGAATAGCACAATGGAATCCAGCAGAAGCGGCGGGAAACAGATTAGGTCAACTCGTTGATTACTCTGCAAGCTTGGGCTTAGATCATTTAACTTTAGGTGCACAATTATTATTTACTAAATATGAATTAGAAACATTTAGTTATTTAGGTGATGGATTATTGAGAAAAGCTAACACTGTAAAAGATGCAACAATAGCTTTTCAAGATGCATACGAAAGACCTAACAAAGCTGTGGCTCACACAGATAGAAGAATAAACTACGGAAAAGAAGTTTTCGATAAATTGGTGAACGTATAATGGCAATATTAATAGCAACTGGAAGTTCAGTACAACTACCTTTAGGCACCGTGCAAATTCACAGTGTAAGAATGAGAAGTAAGATCGACCCAGAGTACCGAAGATTATTTTTAAATGACTCTGGTCCTGAATATAATTATACAAATGTTTCTGATATTTTATATAATTTCAATACAACTACGAGCATACTGACTCTTCAAAGAGATTTCGGTGAAGTAGAAATTAATTACACACCTCCTTTGGATACAGAAGCATTAAAAAAAATAGTTCCAATAACGAAGGCAAACACTGCAGCGAAGAATACTAGATTTTTTGACACTAATAGAACTTATATACTAGAATCTCAACAACAAAATAAAATTAGTAATGAAGGTACTGTGGTCGGCAATTTTAATGAAACCAATGGCGTTAAGTCATTGACACCATTTGCTAAAGAAGGCGAATTAATCACTAAGAGAATTATGCCAGTAAAATTAACAGGTGCTGCAGGTGATGGTAGACTACTAGTAAGTACAACAAATGCAAGCGAGTTGACAAGCATATTCGGTGTTGCACCAGCGGCAAGCGGAACATTAAAGAAAATAGTCACTAGCGGGGCACCACAGTCATTACTAAAGCAAATGCAAAAAAACTTTGCAGGCTTATCTCCTCAAAAAATAAGAACTTATGCATCAAACGTTTCTGCTAATCCTTCGCTTACAATAAATTCTCTTAAACCCGAAAACAATCCCTCAAGAGTTTCAGTGCAAACTGCATCACAAATTTATAAAGAAAAGTTGAAAACAAAGTTAAATAGTGGAGGATTCAACTTAGATCCATTTGGTGCTTTTTCTGGATTAGCTAGGAGTAAACAAAATTTAGCAGGACAATTTATAGGAACACTTTTAAATAAAGTCGGCAGTGTGTTTGGTAGTATATTAAATGGTTTAAAAGTTTTTGATAATCCATCACCTTCAATAACATCTGCATTTGGTGGTAATGTAAAAGATTTAATAGAACAAGGCGGAGCTCAAACAAATCTTTCAAGTTATATGAGTAAAGGTAATACTGTAAATGTAGGTGCACCTACTATATCATATGTTTTACAGAATCAAAATGCATTTCAAGGATACGCAACTCCAGCATCATACGAATTTACATTTGTTAATTCAACTGAAGAACTAATAAGTGAATTTAGTTCATCACGTAGAGGTCCTAATAGCACAGAAGAAGATGCCATAGGTGGTTTATTTGTGCATGAAACATTTAAGTTTACAGGTCCGCCAGAAAAAGCTAATGCAAGAGCGATGAATGAAGGTGTAAAAAAAGTTCAACTTAAAATACTCACAAAAGAAATACAAGAAACTAATACTGCGGCAGATGATAAAACACCAGCTGAAACTGCACTCGATAGAATATCAATTAGACCGAATGATTATGGACTAAACTCACATTATTTAATTTTAACTGATGGAAGCTTGCAGAGAGGTAGACCTATTGATAAGACTCGTACACCAAGTGCATATCCTAGATTTAATAAAACAGGCCTTCAACTTACATTTGTATCAGGTGGAAAAAAACCAAATGCAAAGATGTTTGAAACTTATGATAGATTTTTAAAAGCTTGGTTTGCGGTGTTTCCGGACTGTGGTGTTTATGCAACAAGTGAAGTAAGTAATGATGTACAAAATACTTTTGATGTAAGACAAACTGTAAAGTCAAAATTTAGATTTGTTTATCGATATGATGACTTATCAGAACTAGATGAGTTTCCAACCAAAGTTGAAAGAGCTATCACAAGACCAACAAAAATAGCAACTACATCATCTACTATAAATAAACCTATACCGCTATCAGAAGCAAATCAAAATATAAATGATTTACTTGAAAGCAATAGAATTAATAATGATGCCAATAGTTTAATGAAGAAAGCTGGAAGCGCTTTAGCTCTACTCAATGGTGAAAGTAGAAATGCAGCTGCAGCAAAATTTGGTGCAGAAAATTTACCGAAGAATGATGTTAAAGCACAATTTGATAAAGACTATAAAACATTTCAAGCAGGAATGAAGCAGAGAAATAAAGAAATCAACAATATTGTTAACAAATTAAATACTAATAACACTACCGTTAAAACATTTGGTAATGAATTGAATAAAAACAGGAGTACATAGTGGCCGACGTTGATCAAATAGATCCAAGCGAACTCGCATCGATAGCTAATCCTACAGATGGAAGATCAGATCCTGATAAAAGATTTCCAAGACAAGACTATGTCGGCGTATCTTCTGTAAATAATATTGCGCGCGGCACGAGAGTTAAAAATGTTTACATTGGTGGAAGTGTTCCTGGCGTTGATTTAGAACTAAATGATGAGCCGTCCACTCAGTATCCAGAAAATCAAGTAAAAGAAACATCATCAGGTCATGTAATTGAATATGATGATACTAATGGCCGTGAACGCGTAATGATAAGGCATAGAACTGGATCTGGCGTGGAGATGAGAGCTGATGGAAGTGTTATATTAAGTTCAACAAACAATACATTACGAATAGTTGCAGCAAACGAAAAAGTCATAGTTGAAGGCGATGGTGAAGTAGTATATAACGGCAACTTAAAAATGAGAGTTGCAGGTGATTTTGATTTAGAGGTTGGCGGAGATTTTAATGTAAATGTTATTGGTGACAAAGAAGAGAATGTAAGAGGTTCAGTTTTAGAATCAATAACTAAAAATAAAACTACAACTATTATGGAAAATCGTGCGGAAACAGTATTGGGTGTAGATACTCTTACTGTATTAAGTGATAAAAATCAAATTATAAAAGGTAATTATGAAACAGATGTACAAGGTTTTATTGAGTTAGATGCTAATGGAAAACTCACAATGACAAGTGAAAGCAAAATGATCACATCATCGCCCGATATAAACATCACTGCAAAAAGTTTAACTGCTGTTGGAAACACAGGTACAATAGGTGGCGATCAAATAACTTTTTACTCACAAAACATATTTGGTAAGTCATCAACATTTACAAATGGTGTAACTGCACCAACGTTTCATGGCGATTTACAAGGAACTGCTGTAGGTGCGGAAAAAGCAGGGACGGCTGCAGTAGGACCGGCACACAGCGGAAGTGCTTCAAATACATCAACTGATACAGTTCAAACAAGTCAACCTACATTATCAATAATAAACGCAGGCCTAGCAAATCCAGAATATGGCGTAAGAGAAGTTGATATTGATGCGTTTCAAGATCTACAATACAGCGTTGATAGAAGTAGAAGTTACGGCGGAATCAGTAAAGTTGATTTAACTACTAAAATGGCAAGATCAAAATTGCGTGATCCAAACAATATAGCTAATGAAACCTTTGTAGGTGAAATTATTTCAGATGGTACTGTTTCAAAAGATTTTGCAAACACCATACCGCCTAAGTTTGGTAAAGTAGTAAATGCAAGTGATAAAGCACAAAGAGGCACCGAAGCTATTGGTCCCTCTAATCCAAAAGGTAAGGTGTTTCAAGTATGACGTTAAAAGTTGACATAGTTGTTGATGGTCAATATGATCCTACGTTTCAACCTAATATAACTGGTAGAACTAGATTAGCTCAAAATGTTACCATGTCTAAATTTTTAGGTGGCTTTGGAGATCCACAAAGTATTAATCATTTAAACAAAGAAGATAAGCTATTATTAGCTAAACAATATTATTTACACGCAGAAGTATTGCAACTCATAAATTCAGCGCCAGGATTGAGAGGTGTAGCAGGATTTGAAAAATTTAGATTAGTTGTTTCAGAAGCATATTATAGACAAAGTGATGACGAAGATTTAGACGTTACCGATGGCATAAACTATTTGATGACTAACGGTAGAGCAGTGGTTTATGAACTTATTGGTGAAGATGGAAAAATAGCACTTGAGAAAACATTTGATTTAGCTGTATATTTGAAAAATAATATAAACTATGATAAACTAATTTTAAATTACGACACATATAATCCAGATGGATCTATACATGTAGATATAATTTTAATTATGCCTGAAATAATAGCGCCATGGAATGTTACTTATGAAAAGATAATAGAGACACGCTTCAACAATGCAGTTCAATCTACTGGTGAATTAATGGAATTAGGTGAAGAAGAACAAACAACAACTGATACAGGTTCAGAACCATTAGATGAGTCCAAACCATTTGCAGTATTTGGTACTAGTAACTTTGGATCAACTGCAGGAAAGAAAGGTTATTTTTATCCATTATACATCGATGAAAATAAAGTTAGAGAAGCAAGTCATATTCACACATTTATAGAATATCCGGAAATAACTTTCTACATGCCACTCTCTAATCAAAATCATAATAAACCAACTTATAATGCAAACATTTACAATCTCTATCCATCACCTGATACTCCTACCTCAGGAACTTCAACAGCTGGTGCAGGAGAATATTGATGTTTTTATGTATAAATAGAACATAAAGGGATTACAATGCCAACAAGAATATTTTCAAATGAAGATGGAAATTTAAATTCAAAGAGCATTATAGTTTCTAGAACAAAGCAAAATTCTGATATTGATTTATCTTTTAGTGCAAAGTTCATTGGATTAGATAGTGATGGTACTAATTTACGTGCAGATGTTTTTAAAAAAACAAATGCAGCTGCAGTTAAACAAGCAGTAAGAAATTTATTATTAACTAACTTTACTGAAAAGCCATTTTTACCAAGATATGGTGGTAATCTTTCTGCCATGCTTTTTAGATTAAGCACTGAAATAGATGATGCAAGTTTAGAAGACGATATTGCCAATGCAATAGAATCATATGAGCCAAGAGCTCAGGTATTAAACATCAATACTGTCGTTAGCCCAGATAATAACGACGTAAGAGTAACGGTAAGGTTTTTAGTAGTAGCTACTTTACAACAAGAAACAGTAGAGTTAAATTTAACAAGGTTAAGATAAAATGGCAACAACAATTCAATCAACAGATTTAGATTTTGACGTAATTAAAACAAGATTAAAAGATTATCTTAAAAAACAAGACGAATTCAGTGACTATGATTTTGAAGCCTCAGGTTTAAGCAATATACTTGACGTATTAGCCTACAACACACACTTCAATGGATTGATAACAAACTTTGCTCTTAATGAAAGTTTTTTAAATACAGCACAATTAAGAAGTTCAATAATATCACATGCTGAAGCTTTAGGTTATGTACCAAGATCATATGCTTCTGCATTAGCTAAGTTAACATTATCAGTTACTATATCATCAACTAATAGACCTACATTAATTACTCTACCTAGAAACACACAATTTACTACATCGATAGATAGTGTGTCTTATACATTTCAAACAAGAGAAGTTTACAGTGCAACTCCTGATGTAAATGGTTTGTACACGTTTAAAACATCCGAAGGTAGCAGTGAAATACCAGTTTACGAAGGTACTGAAAAAACTAAAACATTTTTTGTAGGTGAAACTAGTGATGCACAAATTTATGTAATACCAGACATCACTATGGATACCACAACAATTAGAGTACGTGTATTTGATACAGCTGTAAGTTCTACATTTGACACGTATACAAACATTAATACGGCAAGTAGAATAACAAGTAATTCAACACATTATCAAATTAAAGAAGTGCCTAATGGATATTACGAAATTATTTTTGGTGACGGAACAAGTACCGGTAAAGCGCCTTCGGCCGGAAATAAAATAATTATAGATTATCTTTCAACTAAAGGACCAGAAGCTAATGGTGCAAGTATATTTTCCACGACAGCTCAGATTGAAGGCGTAAATTTAGTTAATGTTACAAGTACGGCTGCAGCTGGTGGATCTTTTAAAGAAGGTGTAGAATCAATAAGACAAAATGCACCTCTATACTTTACATCACAACGTAGAATGGTTACTGCAGAAGATTACACCGGACAGATATTAACAAACTTCGGTTCATACATTGATGATGTAACTTCGTGGGGAGGTGCTGATAATGATCCTCCGATTTATGGAAAAGTATTTGTATCATTAAAATTTAAATCTGGTGTAGATGCTGCTACGCAATTAGACGTTAAATCAAGAATTATAAGTGAGCTCACGAATAACTTTGCTGTTGCAAGTATTGATACAGAGTTTATAGATGTAAATACTACATTCTTAGAAATTTTAACGACATTTAATTTTGATCCTGATTTAACCAGCAACACTTCTGGTGCAACTCAGGATTTAATACAAACAACCATAAATACATTCTTTGCAAACAACCTTCAAAAATTTGGAGGAGTTTTTAGAAGATCAAATTTGCTATCAATTGTTGATGATATAGATGAAGCGATTTTAAATACAAGAATGTCAATAAAAGTTCAACAAAGATTAGTACCAACAATAGGTCTTGCTCGAAATTATCAAGTTAATTTTCCAGTTGCGCTGTTTGGAACAAGTGCAACGGAAAGAGTCATAACATCATCGAGATTTACATTTAATTCAAAAACATGTAGTATAAGAAGTAGATTTAATTCTACAACTCTTGAGATTATTAATACAGCGGATGGCGTAGAAGTTGACAATATTGGAGCTTACAATCCAGTATCAGGCAGAATAGATTTAGTAGGGTTTAACCCAACTGCCATTGAAGGTGATTCAATAAAGATCTCTGCAAAACCTGCAAATGAAAGTACAATAAGACCATTAAGAGCAAGCGTACTTGATGTAGATACAGTTAATTCAAAAGCGACAGCAGTATTGGATTATCAAGAAACACAAGTAGCTTTAGCTGGAAGTAATACGTCTTCAATTTCAACCACAACAACAACATCATCAGGATCAGGTAGTTCAGGTTATTAATGTCTAATATTCAATATCATTATAATAGAAGACCTCGTAACTTTTTACGTAGAAGTGTTCGTGATGTTTTACCAGAACATTTTACGCAAGATTATCCAAAGCTTGTAACATTTTTAGAAAAGTATTATGATTACATGGATTCAGATGAAGCAAGTTCATTTGATCATCAACTTAGAAAAATATATCAAACAAGAGATACACAAGAAACCCCATCAAATCTTTTAACTAATTTAATTCAAGAAATTGCTGGTGGTAATACTGGTGAAAATTTTATTGATCGTAATTTCTATGCACAAAGAATACATGAACTGCATAGAACAAAAGGCAGTAGGTTTTCAATTGAAGAATTTTTTAGAGCATTCTTTCAACAAAATGCTGAAGTGGTATATCCAAAAGATGATATATTTACAGTAGGTCATGATTCATCTGGACCTTTAAGTAGAATAGGCCCCGAATCAAATAAGTTTATTCAAAACAACACAATATATCAAGTGTTTTCGATATTAATTAAAAGTGCTATATCACAAACTACATGGGAAGAGCTATATAAAAAGTTTGTACACCCAGCTGGATTCTACATAGCAGGATCTGTTGTTACAGATGTTGAAGCTGTAGGAACATTAACGGCACCACTGGCAACAGCGGACAGTGGAGCTAGAGGTGTAATATCATCTGT